GAGGGAGCTCCGAATTCGGGCATCGCCTATGCAACCCCAAAAGAGTTGGTTGATAGTGGGTACACAGGGATTTTTTCTGGGCTTGGGCCAACAGGCTCTTACGCTCCGGGGTCTACCGACCCAAAACCAACAGGCGGCGGATCAAGTGGATCAAGTGGTTCAACCGTAAACAAGGTTGTTGACGCTGTTAAACAACTAGTCGGCGGCGCAACAAAAGCGGTGGGTGATAAGGCCGCATCCCCCGGAGGGATTGCCGATCTTGCAACACTTATTGCAAAAATTTATGCCACGGCTAACCCAAGTTTTGCTGATCCGAAATCTGTTTCTGGGTATCAGGGCGGTGTTCCAAAATACACTGCCAGTCGGCAACAATTGGCGCGAGCCCCTTACAAAGCATATTCTGGTTCGTCCGAGCCAGTGATGGGAAGGCAGAGTTTTACACCTATGAAGTATGCGGCTGAAGGCGGAATCATGGAACTTGCCCGGGGTGGCAGAGCTAAACAACCTCGATATCTCGATGGGGCCACGGATGGAATGGCAGACAAGATCGACACCGACATTGACGGCAAGCAACGCGCCAAGCTGAGTCATGGTGAGTTTGTGATTCCTGCGGACGTTGTGTCTCACCTTGGTAACGGCAACTCCAAAGCCGGAGCAGATGCGCTCTACAAGATGATGTCCCGAGTACGGAAGGCCCGTACAGGTAACCCAAAACAAGGTAAACAGATTAACCCAGACAAGTTTACGCCCGGTGGTATTGCCGGATATGCGGGTGGCGGTGCAGTGGCATTTGCTGGTCCGACTGGTTCGGTGGTTCCACCTGCCAGTTCCACGATGGACGCGCCAGAAGGAACATCAACTTCTAGCTCGCTATCAAACTGGGCTGGCCCAACTGTTACCAGCATGATTGGTAGGGCAGAGGCATTGTCCAACACTCCTTATGAGGCTTACACCGGGCCTATAAGTGCTGGAACTTCTCCAGTGCAAAGTCAAGCGTTTACGGCTGCGGCAGGGTTGCCCGGAGCACTCGGCCCAGTTGGTTCGATACAAAGTTACATGAACCCGTATATGCAAGGTGCAGTGGATGTTCAGAACACGGAAGCCCGTAGGCAAGCAGATATTTCCCGAGTGGCAAATGCTGGCAGGTTGACTCAGGCGGGTGCATTTGGCGGGAGCCGACAGGCAATTATGGAGTCCGAAGGAGACCGTAATCTTGCTACGTTGCAGAACGCCAATCAGTTGACTGGCCTGAATACGGCTTACAACAATGCGGTTCAGCAGCAGAAGAATGTTGCTGATTATGGCCTCCAAGCAGCTACTACGGCAGCTAACATTGGTGATAAACAACGCGCAATTGAGCAACAGGGTATTGATGCAAGTCGCGGTCAGTTTGAAGAAGAACGCGCTGACCCTTACAAGAAACTTCAGTTCCTGCAAACGATGTTCTCTGGTATGCCCGTGGCGACCAATACTACGACTGCTAATGCATCGTCGGCTGGCAATCTTGACGACTTGCTTAATCTTGTTAAGGCTTTGTTCCCGTGATTGGAAATCCTATGCAAATGCAACCACAGTCGGTTCTGCCCCCTGCTACCAAGTTGTTTTTGGATTCGCTCAAGGCGGGAGCCAAGTTACAAGCCCCTAACGGCCAGCCAACTGTTGCCGCACAAGTGGCTCAGAGCGCGGGGATCATTCCTCCCCAACAACCACAACAACCACAACAAGGTGGAGTCCCTCCGGTTACCCCGGAGGCAGGGCAAGAGGGGTTGGCTGGTATTCTTGACCAGCTTAAACAAGCCCAGCAAACTGGGCCGAGTGTGGCTCAGAACCAACAGCAAGCCCAGCAGCAACAACTTGCTCAACAGGCTGCACAGATGGTGCAGAAGCAAGGCCCACAACCCACGCAGAACATGGCTGAAGGTGGACTTGCAGGATTGCCTGTAGATATGGGCGAGTTTGCCGAGGGTGGTGTAATCGGTTATGCCGAGGGTGGTCGCACGTTGGGAGAGACAATCTATAGCGGGTTGTCATCGATGATCCCAGAAGAGATGAATATCTTTTCCCCAACTCGCAGGATTCCATCGCATCCGCGAGAAGAAGCTTTTTTGGCGGCTCAAGAAAAACAAACGCAACCGGAAGAAGCCGGGGGTGGAAAATCGGGTTTGAAATTCGAGTACGCCCCCAACACTAACATCGCCAAAGTTATAAATGTGCTTCGTGCAGAGATGGATCGGGTAACTAACCCCGCCGAGAAAGCACAACTACGAGCAGAACTTGATAGGCTTTACGGCCAACTTCCTTCGTATGCCCCTCCCCCTGCACCTGACGGTGGGCTCGGCGCTCTTGCTCAGTCTGGTGCCCGACGCGAAGCCGCTCCTGACGGTCCAACACTGTCTGGGATCATGGCTGAAATGCAAGGGGCGGGGTTCACTAAACCCGATATGTCAGAGCAAAACAGACTGTATGCTGCCGACAGAAAGCTCAGAGAGAATCGCCCAGACTTTGGTGCTCAAGATATTGCTACAGCCACCAGAATCCAAGAGATGGCCCAAGCCCAAGACCCCCGACTGTTGGGGTTGATGCAAGCAGCCGCTCGTCCATTGATTCGCGGCGGCGGCGCTCGCATGGCGGAAGTAACGGCCAAGTTTGAAGCGGCCAAGGCTGGCCGTGATGCCGCATATTTGAGGTTGATTGACGCATCTAAACAGGCAGAATACGCTCGTCAAGTTGGCGATGTCGATGCGCTGCGAAAAGCCGACGCAGAAATTGTTAAGGCCCAACAAGAGTATCAAAAACTATCTGCCAACCTTGCTGCCAATATGTACTCTAGCCAAGCAGGTATTACAGCGGCTAACATCGCTGCTAATTCTAGAGAAGAAGCCAACGCCGAGCGCGTTCGTGGTTTGCTGGAAGCTGCAGGGCTGAGGGCCGCATTAGCGTCAGCACAAAAACCTGTGGGGCTTACCGTTAAAGAAGTTATGGAACTAGAAAGAACTGTTGCTGAACAGTTCAACCCCGCCACGATTAAAAATAACCCTAATGCGTTGAGGGCTATTGAAGCTGTTGGGGAACAAGGTAAAAGACTGGTCGTAAATATCAAGAACGGCAACATTACAACGGAAGAACTTGCTTCTGACCCCATCTTGCTGCAAGCAATAGATAACGAAAAGCGCCGTATTAAGGAAGCAAGTAAGTATGGTGCTCCCGCCACGCCTTACACCGAAGCCGAAAGATAACTAGTACCGCACTATGCCAATCATTGACATCCCAAATTATGGTCCGGTGTCATTCCCGGACGACATGCCCCCAGAGGAAGTCCAAGCACGGGCGCAATATATTGCGGATAAAAAAGCAAGCACCCTAGAGTACAACCCGGATTACCGCAATCTTGGGTTGGGAAGAATCCTGTCTAATAGTTTTAACAGGAGTATGTCGGGGCTTGGTAGTACCCTTACAGAAGGGCTTCCCGCACTGGTGGGTTCGGCTTTGGGCTACGATGAGTTTGCAGAACGCAAGCTTGGGGAGGCCCAAGCCACCCGTGCAGCGGCAGAAGAAAAATACCCCACCGCATTTAAGTCGTACAAAGATGTTGATGGGGCGGGTAACGCTATTGGTTACGGCGTTGAAACTATCGGTGAGGTCGGCCCGGATATATTGGCTATGCTCACTGGTGCCGGAGTTGTCGGCATGGGGGCTAAACGTGCGGCCCTATCTGGGATTAACCGACTTGCTGCAGAACGTGCCGCTGCAAAAGGGCTCACTGGCGAAGCCGCAACAGATTTCACTACCCGATTCGCTCAAAAAGCAGGGGCACAAGCAGTCCCCGATGCTAAAGAACTCGGCAAAAACCTCGGTATCTACGGCTCTTCTTTTGGGTTGAACGCGCCCGATACCTTCCAAGGTATCTATGAAGAGACTGGTAATCTGGAACCCGGGATCGCCACTGCGTTCGGCGCAGCACAAGCTGCCCTTGATTCGATCATTCCTGCTCGCTTGCTTTCCCAGTTCTCCCCTGCAACCCGTGCAAAAGTTGCCAGTGAGATAGTAAACCGTTCCACTATCGTCCCACCTAGCATTAAGATGGGGCTGGCTAAATCTCTGGCTGCTACTGTGGGTATGGAAGCGGGTACTGAGAGTACTCAAGAACTTCTGTCTATCCTTGCCGAGAAGACCGCTGGAGCGAAGGGCGACGTATTCAGCCCGGAAAATATCGACAGGTTGTTGGAAGCAGGTATCAAAGGCGGTATCGGTGGCGGTGTGCTCGGCACTCCCGGTGCTATTGCTGAATCTGTCTACGCAAAACGCACAGCCCAAGAAGAACTTGCTAGGCGCAAAGCCGAAGCAGCAGCCGCTGCAGCACCCCCCACTGCGCCAGTAGCTCCCGCTACCCCCACCCCGGCACTTTCTTCTACTGTCCCACCCGATCAACTTGCTGCTGCACTGCAACAAGTAACTGCCCCTGCTGCTCCCGTTACTCCTCCCGTTCCTACTGTCGAACCTGACGGACGCCCCACCCCACCACCTGAAGGTGTACCTGCTACCCCTATTAACCCGCAATTTGTTGCGATGGTGCAGAAGTGGAATGATGCAAATTTGGCTTCGACACTAAAGAAGCAGTTAGCAAAAACACCCGAAGGACAGAACAAGCCTTTGATCGCCGCAATTCAAGCGGAGATTGCCAAACGAAGCACCGCACAAGGAGCCGAAAATGTCGTACCCAGTACAGCCGAAACCGGACAACCAGAAGTACCTGTCGCTCCACCAGTTGGAGAAAGCGTTGGAGTGGTTAGCGAGCCCGGAACAGCAGCAGCCCCCGGAGGAGTTGGAGTTTCTGAACCAGCAGGAGTGGTACCAACTGGGATTCCTCCTGTCGGACCTGATGTTCGAGAAGGATCAGTGCCCCCTGCACTAGAAACTCCCCCCATTGCTGGGTATAAAACTGCAAAGGGTTCTACGTATGTTGTTTTTGAAGACGGCACTACCCAACGCGATAAGGCTCCCCGGCCAGAACATCCGGGGGATGTTGGTCTTAAAGAGCGCAGCGCAAAAACGATCTACGTGGATGGAGACGCGTCACGCCTGAGTGCTGCTGGCGTTGAAAACATGGAAGGGGCACGGGTCATCCTCGGTGCTGATGGTACTGCCTCGCTTGTTTGGAAGAACCCAAAGACGGGCAAGTTGGGCTCTTCCCCAACAAGTTCTAAAATTCCGTACTACACCGAACCTGCTGTTGGACGTTCCCCTTTGGAACTGTGGCAACCTCGCGATGATGTGCAGGGACATGAAGCGTATGCAGGGATGCATGCAGGGAACAAGATCGCTGAGATTACGCCGAAGAAAGAAACTCCCCCCGCTGTAACTGAACCTACCCCCGTTGTAACTGAACCTACCCCCGTCGCTGTAACCAAACCAAAACTTGCAAAACCCAAAAAACCTATCGAACCCAAAGCCGAGAAGCCTGTCGTTGAGAAAGAACCGCAGGATGAACTGGAACGCCAACGCGCTGCGGAAAAGAAAGCAGTAACAGATCGGTTCCAAGAAGTTGTTGGGGAAGGCTACGAGAAGAATAAGGATGTTCGTGAGAACGTATCCCTAAAGGACGAAGAAGTTGTTCACAACTTGATAACCAGCAAAGAAGGCAGGGCTAAAGAAAACAAGGATGCTGAAGCATACTTTTCAAAGGTACCTCAGATTGTTGATGCATTACATAACATTGCGTTCGACCTTGTTAATGAAGCTCCTCGTTTTAGAAAAGCGGGAGAACGCGCTATTGAAGCGAAGTTCTTTGAAGGTACTGGTGGTAAGTCTGCCGAAGCCGCAAGGGATTGGGTACAGAAGAATCTTGGTACAACTGCCAATGAACAGTTCAAGAAGTTCATAGCCCAAGAAGAGAAGATCGCCAAAAAATCCCAGAAGACCTTGGAAGAATACCTTCCAAGCGATGTGCAACGGGCGAAGTATGAGAAGGCGTTGCAAAGGCAACTTACCAAAGAAGCCAAAGAAGCCACTGCAGACGCTGCAAAAGAAGCACGGGCAGCAAGAAAGAAAATAACAGTACCAGAAGAGGTCGCTCCCGACGAAACCGATCTTGATATTGAAGACTGGCTTCAAAGCAAAGACCGACTCTTCTCGGAAATCACATCCCCATTTGCTAGTCCGCTGCATCCTGTAATTCGTCAGGCACTGTACAACGGTCAGCTACAGCAAGCGTTGAAGTTTCTGGCCGAGCATGGAAATGACCGTACTCGCGAGTTGGCAAATGTGTTTGCAAAAGTCACCGCAGATGTCAACGTCCGTACGGTGCACAAACTGACGGATTCTTCGGGCAAACCTGTTGCGGGTTACTACGACCCCGTATCAAACACCATCGTACTTGATTCCGAAGTGGGCATGAACACCCACACGCTGTTCCACGAACTGTCCCATGCGGCTACGTCACATGTGTTGGCAAACCCGTCGCATCCGGTAACGAAGCAACTTACAAAACTTTTCAACGAAGTGAAGGGTTCGCTCGACACCGAGTATGGTGCTCAGAGCCTTGATGAGTTCGTTGCTGAAACGTGGGCGAATGACGAGTTCAAGGCAAAACTTAATTCTCTGAACTACAACGGTTCACCGATCTCGGCATGGCAACGGTTCATGCACACGATCCGCAATCTGTTCCGCACCTTGATGGGTAAAGAATCGGTTCCGCTCGAATCTGCCTACACCGTAGCCGATAACGCAATCAAGGCGATCCTGTCCCCCGCACCAAACTATCGGGACGGCACTGCGCTGTATGCGGCTGTGCTTAATCCACGCGACCCGAAAATTTCATCTTGGCTGAATGAGGGTGTTAATGCACTGGAGCAGCTTCCCGGAATGACGCCAGAACGAGCCGATGCGGTTCATGAGTTTGTGCGTAGTGCTGGGCGTCTTGCCAAGAAGATGTTGTTTGCGGTTATGCCGTTGGACACTATGGTGGACATCGCTAAGAAGTACATCCCCAACGCCCCGCTAATCAACGAGCTTGTCAACATGCGAAAGGGTGACGAATACACCCGCAACCAGCGCATCGAGTCGGTGTGCCTCGCCTTGGATACGTGGGCTAAATCTGTAAGTCAGACGGTGATTGACCGTTTCAACGAAGTTATTTACAGCAGTACGGTAGAGGGTGTGGACCCAACTCGGCCCCGCCAGTTTTACGTGGATAAGTTTTCCAAGGATGTCAAAGAGCAAGCCGAAGCCCTAGCAAACTGGGACAAGCTGAACAAAGAACTCACCTCCCTCGGCCCACAAGCGGTACGTATGTACAACTTGATGAAGAATAACTACGCCTCTTTGCGTAAAGAAATCATCGCCTCTATGGAAGGGCGAGTAGATGAAACGGTGGAAGACCCCGTGCTGCGGGAGAAGTTCAAGAACGAACTACTTAAAAAGATTGTAGAAAAAGGCGAGATCGATCCGTACTTCCCACTTACCCGTAACGGTAAATTCTGGTTGTCCTACAACGCACCTACCACCCAAGGCACCACCGAGACATACATCGAAGCCTTTGAAGGTGAGCGCGAACGTGAACGCCGCCTTGAAATCTTGAAAGATGCCGGGGCTACTGATCTTCAGAAGTTTGCCAAGTTGTCAGAACTCAACTACAAGAATGTCCCCAACACTGCGTTTGTGCATGGGGTGTTGAATTTGATGGAGATGAATCGCCCGGAAGGAACCGAAGCACAAAAGAATTACGACGAGGCAATGGAGCAGATCATGCGTATGTATCTGTCCACGATGCCGGAAACGGCGTTCGCCAAGTCTTTCGCTGCACGGCAGGGCGTGTTGGGTTTCCGCAAAGACTCGATCCGTGCGCTGCGCGAGAAGTCGTTCAGTATCTCTCGGCAAATCTCCAACATGAAGTATGCGGCTATGCTTAACAAAGCACGGTCTGAGATGCTGAGACATGTGAAAGAACTCGGTAAATCCGGCAAGGCCGAAGACAACCAGCTTGCAAAAGAATACTTCGATGAACTTAGCAGTCGAGTAGATTTCGCCAAGTCACCTACGGTGTCGATGGCCGCAAATATCCTGAACACGATCAGCTTCACCACCCTGCTCGGCTTTAACGTATCTTCTGCGCTTGTTAACTTGTCCCAGATGCCGCTTATTGTGATGCCTTACCTTGGTGGTAAGTACGGGTATGAGGCAACTCGAAAAGCCATAACGGAAGCCTCCCTTGCTTATATGGGCAGTGGTGGCAAGCGTAATGTAGAGATGCTGGGTTCCAAGGATGAAAAACTTACCCGCACGGCCATGCCCTCGATGGACAACATCGACTTCGATGGGGAAGATATTCCAAAACATCTTAGGAAGTACAAGGCACTTGTAGAGTTTGGCCGCAAGATGGGCCAGTTCAACCGCTCCCAAATGTCTGATGTGCTGGAAGCCGAAGACAGTGCATCTCCTTTGGCCCGAGTCAACGCTGCCAGCGGATTTTTCATGCACCAAGGCGAGCGGATGAACCGCGAAGTTTCCTTGATGGCTGCATACGATCTGGAACTGCAACGACTGAGTAGCCCAAAGGCTACAAAAGAAGAGAAAGCACTTTCGACGGAAGAAAAACAACAAGCCGCAGCAAGGCAAGCTCTCTACCTTACAGAACTAGTTAACGGTGGTACGGCAGCGGCAGCGGCTCCACCCATTGCCCAAAATGCTGTTGGCCGAGTGCTCTGGATGTTCAAGAGCTACGGCGTGAAGATGAACTATCTTCTGTTCAAAACTGCTAGGGAAGCCCTGAAGGGTGAGAGCCCAGAAGTTCGCAGCGCGGCGTTTAAGCAGTTGGGGGGGATCATGGGGCAGACGGCGTTGTTTGCTGGGCTGCAAGGTATGCCCATGTTCGGTGTTGTATCAATGATCTACAACCTGTTCAAAGAAGACGACGAAGAAGATTTCGGCGCTGTAGTGCGTGGGGCTACAGGTGAAACAGTTTACAAGGGCTTGATAAATAGCCTTACTGGGTTGACCGTTGCCGAGCGTATCGGGTTGAGCAACTTGATCTTTAAGGAATCTCCAGTTTCTTCTGGCTCCTCAACTTTGGTTGACAGCCTCGCTCAACTTTTGGGTGGCCCGTTCATTGGCGTGGTTACGAGAATGGAGCGTGGTATTTCGCAGCTTCAAGATGGGCAAGTTGAACGTGGGCTTGAAAGCATGTCCCCCGTTGCTCTGGCTAACATCATGAAGGGTATCCGCTTCGCTACCGAGGGAGCCAACACGTTGCGTGGTGATCCCATTATGGGAGATGTTAGTGCATGGAACGCCGGAGCACAGATGCTGGGCTTCACCCCCGCCGAATACACCAAAGAACTTGAGATCAATGCTGTCTTGAAGGGCATCGAGAAGTCCGTTGGAGAGGGTCGTTCCAAACAACTGCAAAAACTAAACATAGCCACGAAGGTGGGAGACTACGAAGGGGCTGCAGAGGCTTACGAGAAACTCCAAAAACTTTACGAGAAGCACCCCGATCTTGGCAACTTGAACGACACCATCACCCGCTCACGCAGGGCTTTCAACAATGCTAAGGTTGTAAACGGAATCATCCTAGCCCCCGGAACGCAGAAAGAGTTGATGGCTCTTCGGGATGAGTTGGAAGGCGAGGAATGAAAAGACCCCCGGCAGAACGCCGGGGGTAAAAGGAGAGGAGATAACGTAAGGGTGGCGTTGCACCACCCGAGGAAACTATATCACAGCATCCGCCAAAAGCGCATCCCCAGTTTCCCGTTCTCGATCCGCTCCACACATTTGAGTTGCATACCGCGAGCCTTTGCGGCGTGGCGCATCTGCCCAGTTAACCTTGTCATGTTAATGGCAGGTACAAATACAGATGCACCCACAACCAAATCTGCCCAAACGATATTGATTGGCACTCCATCGGGGTTTATTTCCCCCGTTGGTTTTCTAGTGGGGGGTCGAAGCGCCATCTTCGTCTAGGTCAAGCAAGAAGTCCGAGCAGTTCAAGACAAGCACATCCATCGGTGGCAGGTTCATACGTGTGCCCTTACCAAGCCGTTGCTTCTTCATGTGAGCCTTAGTGCGCCCACCCTTTAGCTCATCCACAACATCCGTGTACGCAATCTGTTGTTTGCTGCACCATTCACGGAACACCTTCGGAATCAAGTACAGCCGCCTGATGTCGTATTCATAACGAGCCACAAACTGGAACCGGGGTGCATTGTCTGGAATGATGCAAATATCGGCATCGTTTGTGTACCGTGCATCCTCGGTGCTCTTGATACGAAGAATGTTGTTGTAGTTCTCTGCGAGGAAAGTAGTGAGGATTTCTTCTGCGTTGGTGTTGTTCTCGATATAGCCAGTCTTGTTACGGATAAGCACTCCCGTAATCCACTTGAACAACTCGGGGATGTCGTAGTTAATGAGCCCCGCTTTCTTGGCAATCACTGCCCCAGCCAGAGCAGACGCCGCTTGAGCAGACCAGAACCTATGCGGCTGCAATAGCCCTGCGGCTTTGTCAATTCTTTCTTGCATAGAAAAGAACAACTGCTTGGGTTCATCCCCCCGCTGCATGAGTAACTGCATGTACGGTACACACGCATGACCGTAGTTATTTAGCAACAACTGCCCAAACGCATCAGTCTCAGACTTGGAATCAAACGAGTACGCAGTAACTGGGGCTTCTACTATGCGAACGGTTTCGGCTTTGGGCATAGCCTTGAACATCATGATTCGGCTAATGAGGCTGGTGTTACCCGTGCTGCAAGCATTAAGCCGCCACTGATCCCCCCGAAACCGCTCGACGTTACCGCCCACACTAAGCCGATTCCGTTGTGCGCCGCCCGTCAACCCGTAGACAAGATCGCTTGCATCCTTGGGCAAGATGTTTGTAAGTTCGTCCATTGTTAAAAAGACGTTCTTGAAAATCTCAGCACGGTTCATCTTGGAGTTAGCCGTGTCGCGCTCTTGGCACATCATTTCATTCGGGTGTCCCCAGATACTGCTACCCACTCGCATTGCCGTTGTCTTGCCGAGGCCGGGGTCTTTGCTAAACATGTGGAACAAAGCCGAGCCGTCTGGACTGTGGGCGACCAGCGGGGAACCGAAAGAAAGCGCGATGACGTACTGATACATCTCCATACCAGTACGGTTATAAAAGTCAGCAACTTTCTTCCATTCCTCCAACGATCCCTTCGACTTGCACATGCTAAACATGCGAAGCGTAGAACTTGATGGTGGGTTGTGCTCGATTCGGTTGGCGTGGATTTCCTTGTCCCCGATAACAAATGCGGAGCAAGTCTCGTCGGTCCACCCGAACTGCCGCCTAGCGATATCTGCGTTAGTGTCATTCTGCAATTTGTTCACCCATGTGGTTATGTATGTCATGAGTTCTTCCATCTTCATCATGGCTACACCATTCATAGCCATAAATTTTCGGAACTCATCTTTTGCTAACGATGCTGCAAGAGGTATGGTGAATTCCCGTACACCATCCTTCGGTAAATGCAATCGAACTACCATCGCCTCCCCCACTTCTGGGTCGTGCAGTCGGCGGGTAACATATAAGTCGTTGTGGTAAACCGGAATTTCTAGCGGGTCACCTTGCTTGTCTTTGGTTCGCTTGAACACCCCGCCGTGTACTCCTCGGAAGTAGGGCACTGGGTATTTCGGTATTACATACTTTTGCTTCCCCGCAATCGGTGCGGCTTCGGGTACATCTTCAACAACATAAACCTCGCCATCATCGGGGGCTTCCTGCACTTCTCGGCCCAGCACAATCGGGCTCTTCACATGATTCATGTGCATACATGATGCACATACCCCGGGGTTCAACTTATCAAAGGTAGCGCATGTGTACGGTCCCTTGATCTGATCTAACTTCTTAGCCGTGTCGTCCGGGCTGTACCCCGGATGTTTATATGAAATGCGGTGAGCAGCCTTTACTCCGTCTTCACAAAACTTCGTGATCGACAACCCACCACGCCACATTGGTTCGCTGATGGTGTCCTGCTGCTCGATGATCTGCTTGAGTTGGTTGCACCCCCGGCCTTCCGCCGTCTTGATTACGATGGTCTTGAAAATGTTCTTGTAGTTGCCAAGAATTGAAGATGCGATGTCGTCTTCTAAGTCCGACAACGGTACGCTTTTCAGTACGCTTTTCGGAGCACCAAGCAAATCTCGGAACGCTGCAAACTCTACTTCCTCAGCAACCTTCCCGATAACCTGCACCGAACTCGGTGGGCTATCCTTGAAATTGGATGTCCCCGGTACACGAAGCACTCGCGCTGTATCAGAAGTAACCGCAGGATCAGCAACCAGTCCATGTATCCCACACAAATCTTTAAGCCGTTCAGCAACGGGAACCCACTCAGATACCCGAATTGGGCATGACAGTACCCAATATATGTGTAGTCCTCGCCCCGAACTGATGATGGTCGGCTTGGGAAGCCCCACCGTAGAACAAAATTGACGCAGTGCAACAAGCCCATCACCCTGCCCACCGGGGTAACCCTCGGTTTCGTCTTTGTGTGCGCCGCAGTCAATGTCAAGAAAGAACGATTTAAGACTTAGCGCATTGTCAGCCCTCCTGTTTTTATCTGTTTGAAATCGGGCTAACCCGAAGTAGGCATCGAAGCCTTCTTGACATAGGTTATCCGCTGCGGAACAAGCAGCTTCAATGGTGGCGTACAGCTTCTGGACTACACGTTTCTTCGCTGGGTTCGCCCCAAAAACGCATATGTACCCAGTGCCCCCAAGAACTGCGGAAAGAAAATCGTGTGTTTGCATATCCGCATTGCGTCAGGGTAGGAGAAAGTAAAAGAAAGAAAGCGATGGGGGCACGTACTCAAAAATGCTACATACGTAGCAAAATAAGCTACACCCCCATCACCCCAAACTCAGTTACTCGTCATCCCAACCAGTCACAAGGGAATCCAAACTAGAAGTCGCAGGATCAGGCTTCTTGCTGGCAACCTTCTTAGGTGCAGGTTCGTCTTCTTCCTCTTCAACCACAGCCGCCTTCTCCACTTTCGGCGCAGCAAGTTTCTTAGGTGCTGGCTTTTCTTCCGGCTCCTGTTCAAACAACGCAGCGGCTGGCTTCTTCGGCGTAAGGTTCACCGTCAACTTGATAGCCTCTTCCGCTTCCTTGGAAGTACGCATCTCACGAACAACTGCAAGCTCATCTTCCGTAACTGCACGGACTGGCTTGAACGTCAGTTTCGGCGTTGGGCTTGCCGTATCAAAACGCATCTCGGTAATGACCCCGGCAATTGGAGTACCGTGGGCTCGCAGATGACGCGCATATGCTTCCAGCGGCAGCTTGCCCTTCTCACCATCACCGAAGATAGAAGTAGCGGGAAGGATCAATTGATACACTTCCTTCTTGTGAACCTCGCCCTCAAGCAGCACGGCAACCCGTTGCTGGAATCGGCAAGCGCGGCTATCACCCTGCCCAGAGCCCTTGATGTTCTGGGGGCAGTCCATGCACTTAGCCGACTGACGCTGATCTGCCGGGACTTCTGGAGCCGACACTTGGGTGTCATGCGACCAGCAAGAAGGTGAAGCGTTTTCACCCTCAACGTATGGACCAGAGAAGTACGAGCGGTTTTTGGTCGGTGCGGCTTTGATAATGACCACGCCGATAGACCGCTCTTCGCTAACGCGATATTCCTTGCTACCGATCATCTCGCGGAACACACCGCCCTTGATCGACATACGACGCATGCCAACTTCACCACCAGCAAGATTGTTGGTCGTGTCATCTTCCAGCCCCACCAGATATGCTGGGACGCCACCTTTGAACAATGAAAGTTCGCTCATTCTTTATCTCCTTAAATGTCTTGGTCTGGGTTATCGACAAGTGCTTCCACATCGTCGTCAATCTTCTTGGTCCGTACATCACGCAATGCAGCATCGACTTCAGACAACTTGAACCGGAAGGTTTTGCCTACCTGCAAATATGGAATTGTGTTGGTACGAATCCATGCACGGACGGTAGAAATAGACACCGTGTAGTGTTCTGCAATATCGTTAATCGTTACATACTTATTTTCAGTCATTACGCTTTCCTCACAGTTACGGTAAATTCGCTATCCACATTCAATCCCGGTGGGAGCAAGTCGGGGTTCTGCTCAAGGAAAGTTTTTGTGTTTCCCTGATGCAGACGTTTTTCCAGAAGCTCGGGCACGTTGTGCTCTACCACAAACTTGCCCATAGACTCCCAATCGTTCGTCCAGTACCGCTGCCTGATGCTGCGATAAAACAGCCCCGCTTTGGTACGAACGCTTTCGATGTTGTGTTCTTTGCAATACGCCAGCAAAGCCAACTTCACTTGTTGCATAGAAGCCTCGACCTTGGACAGTTCTGCTTCGTGGTCCTTAACAAGCGCATCCCGTGCGGTACGCATCTTCAAATACACCCTCACCAGCTTTTCTGGGGGCACTGTTCCATCGGCGGGTGATGCCGTGTCTGTCATTCCGTTCTCCTTGGTTGGTTACAGAGCCTACAGTCTAATGCTGTTTGGCGGCTCAGTCAAGCAATTGTTTGTAAAGATCAACAATTTGTGTGTGTACAGCGTCTTTTGTATCTAACATCTTGTATACGTGTCTTTCAGCCGCTGAACCTTGTAGCCTAATGACTGTTGTAGGGTGATGTTGCCCTGCCCGATGCACTCGTGCGTTTGCTTGCGCGTAAGTTTCGAGAGAGCTTGTCGGCCCCCACCACACTATCGTGTCTGCTGCAGTCAGAGTCACCCCGTGTGCCGCAGCTTGTGGTTGGATGACTAGTATGCGCGGTTCCGGTGTTTCTTGAAAGCGTTTGAAAATCTCGGTGCGCTTGCTGGCCGACACATCTCCATTGATGATCTCTGCGGTGTAGCCATCCTCCAGCAACTTATCAGTCAGAATCTGGATCGAGTTGCGAAAGGGGACGAACACTAACACCTTGTTAGCCGCCTCGTCAACGACTTCCTTCAGTACAGCGTATCGGTTCCTGATGTCGAACTCGATTGTTTCCTTGTTGTCGGAGTAGACGGCACCGCATGAGAGTTGCAACAACTTGCTTAAATTAACTGCAGCGTTAACGGAGGTGATCTCCTCGCCGCCAGCCTCAATAATCATCTGGTTCTTGAGCAGCTTGTAGTACTTTTCCTGCTGCTTGGTCAGGGCCACAGCACGGTCAACGTAGGTCATCTCCGGCAGATCAAGGCACTCTTCTTTGGTGAATCTGATCGCGGGTTGCAGCACTCGGTGAACAGTTTTTGTGGCCGACTCTTTAGGAACCCAGCGGAATTGTGTCGCCCGGTACATCACCATTTCTTTGAATGATGTAAAGAACTTAGGTACACCTTCAGGGTTAATCAGTTTAGCTAATCCATAAGCATCAACGGGGGACTGCGCCGCAGGGGTTCCGGTCAGCATCCACAGCCATGTCTGCGGGGTCATCAGTCGGTTCAACGTCTTCCACCGCTCGGTACTTACGTTCTTATAGTGGGTTGCCTCGTCAACGACAATCAGGTCAAACCCCCCCTTGGCGACATCTTGCTCAACAATCGACAGTCCATCGTAGTTGATGATGACAAACTCGGCGGGGCCGTTGATTACTTCTCGCCGCTTATCAGCCGACCCGTATGCAATATCGACTGATCGGTGCATGGCAAACTTGAACAAGTCTGACCGCCATGCTGAGTCCATGATCGACAGTGGGCAGATCACCAGCACACGGCGTATGCGGTTTTGTTTCATCAGGTAGTCCGCCGCCCAGATCACGCTACCCGTCTTGCCAGTGCCCTGCTCGTTTAGGCAGAACGCTTTTTTATGCAGCGTTAAGAACGCCGCTGTTGTTTTCTGATGGTCAAACGGTTTGTAGAGTCCGGGCCAATCGTAGCTACGAAAAATAGGTGAAGGTACGTTTTTTATTTTCAGGTTCTTTAACACCTGAACTTCATCTAACCCCCAGTTCACCAGCACCGTGTGCTCATCAAGTGCTTTGCTTTTTGGGATGATGTTCGTCACCTTTGCAGGGTCACGCAACTTTAGCAACAACGCTTTGTTCTCTACGATTTCCATGTGCTCTATTTGTTGTACTCATGGCAAAACAGGCAGAACAGCCTTAACCGTTCTGCCTTATCGAATTATTGCCAGTTCCCGGAGCGAATGAAAGGAACCCCGTGCTGGCTGGTGTAGTTATAAGGCTGTGAAGCCCCCACCGCTCACCCACACCTTACAGCGGCATCCATGAACCAGATGAAATTATGCCACTAGTTGATCTGAGGAGTCAACCGCCGCGACTTTTTTATTTTCTCGGGGCTAAGAAAAGTCATGCTTCGGATCATGGACTTTGGAATCTGGTCCCGTGCGCCGATCAACTCAGGGTTCCATGCCTGTGTCAAGATAACACCATTCTCTGTATCAGAAAGCAAAAACCCCACCGAAAAAACCAAGTGGGGCTTGTATGTGTGATCGCGGTTTTCGACCCATGCGGTTGCGTCTAAGGTTTTGGCATCTTCCCAAACAACCATAACGACAGGCGGCTGCACCATGTATCACCCAATAAATTCGTTAACAACTTTTCGGATTTCTTTCTTGTAGCGGCTCACTGTCTCAGGACGTATACATAGCCTTTTTGCTATGTCTTTGCTTTCCAGCCCTTGTATAAATAGGTATAAAACCTCTAATCGATAGTTTGCTGTTAACTTGTTTTCTATTCGTTCAACAGCTTGCATGGCCTGAGCATGGCTAAGAGTTGTATCCACACTGCCACGCTCACTAAAAGATTCTTCGTAGTCGTCTACGTTGGTGTTCAGTATCGCCCCGTTCTTACCGCGAGAGGGCCACATGTACCGAACCCAATCGATCATCGCCCACCTAGCGCACTGCGCTACAAAGGCACGGGTGTGTTTTGCATCTAGCGTTGCGATCTTGTCTCGTTGTAGCCAGACAGCCAGCCGTCCTTCTTGAAGGAGGTCATCGAATTCTACTTTAGCGGGAGGTAATTTTCTAAGGACGCTTCGTGCGATCTCTTTAATTACCTTCTCCATACATTACTTCTTCTCGCCCTTCTTGTGCAGGTTGCGGCTTCGGTTTGCGGATGGTGACTCTAACTTATATCCATCGGCATTGGTCCCGCCCTTGGCGAGTGCCTTCACATGCGACACATCCTTACCCGCACGGTTGACGCCCTTCTTATCTAACGCACGACGAGCGCGTTGCCGCTCCATCCGGTTCTCGTGCTCACCGCGCTCCACTTGCGCTTTGTACTCTTCTTTATATGGGCGGGGGGACTTTGTGTACGCCATGATTTACCTTACTTCCTACCATTATGGGGGCAGCTTGTGACAATGCAGTGCGCTCGGCACAGTCCGCTCGGCTTTGGGTTCCAGACATCCGTTTGCATTGCCACCTTCAGCCGATTATGCCGCTGAACCCACTTCTCCCACAGTACATCTTGTTGGTCAGCACTGTGCTTGTCCTTGATGAACGCATTGCATACTACAAACAACAAACCAGACTTCACCTTCTTGATCGTGGGGAAGTGCTTGAACACGCAAAGAGCCATGAGTTCCAGTTGTCCCGGATCGGCATACTTCGCGCTTTTACCTGTCTTGTAATCAATAACTCGCCCTTCACCCGTTTCATGGTCAAGGATCAACAAGTCGGCAATGCCACGGAACCAAACATCCGGGTCGTTGAAAGCGCAAGGTGTAAGGTCTTCCTTTACACCCATCTCGTACTCACAAAGTTTTTCCCCCGACATCTGCTTGAGATTGTCGAGAGTGGACTTAACAAAACTAAAGTATTGGGGTAACGGAGTGTCGTTTTTAATGTAGAACTCTGCTGCCTCGTGAAACCTTGTGCCATACAGCATGGCTTCAGTCTCAGACTCTACGTAGTCTTTCAGAATCTTTAGGTGATGATATTTGCGTGGGCATTGCTCAAACAACTTGATGCTACTGAAAGACCAGCGAGTATTCACTTGGTTCGTTCCTTGTTCTGCATAATCAATAAAGAGTTACGCAAGATGCGACCTTCTGCAATCAGATGCACGGTCAGTTCCTCTGCTTGCGCCAAGTTACCGTGCAAACAATCATCGTGTATCTGCCTAGCCAACTTGTCGATCCGCATCAACGGCATAGCGTAGTCAACGATCTCTTCCACTTCGATCTTCTCAATCATTAACAATCTCCGTAAGATTTACCGAACCCGCTTTCGCAGTTCAAGGGTAACCCAGTGGCCCACTCGGGAACCCACCGCATGCACTCTTCCACGTAAACCTGTGCTTCCCAAACTTTGGCGTCAGGTACAACACACGCCACTGCGTCATGCACCGTAAGAACCACTTTGTATCGCTTGGCGATACGGACCATCTGTTCCCCGATGATGCACCTAGCGATTGCTTGGCAGACGTTCTCTACAACTTTACCGCCATATATCTTGATGCGG